ACTTTATGAGAATTGTTGCACCGAAAAACCCTAAAATTATACTTATTCACGGAAGTAATCGACTGTCAGCGGATGTTTACACGAAAAAATTAATCAGTTCAAAAATTATTAATTCTACCGTAGATGTTGCGGTTGGAGCTAAAAAAGGAGTAAAAAATATATTTACAATTTAAAAAAAAATAATCATTATGAAACTAAAAATTTTAAAAAAAACTATCAAAGAGGGTGAAAATTACTGCATAAAATCACTTTTCTGCTCGTTTGAAGGTGAACAAACTTACAACGGTATTGTTTCACATTTGAAAAGCATGGGAGCAACAGATGAGAAGATTTCATCTTTCTGCAAGCCTTCAGAATACAACGGAGTTACTAATTATGCTTTTGGTTTGAACTGCTCAAATTATACTTTTGACCGCGTTAAACGATTCGGAGTTTTGGATGCAAAAATTATATTTTCAGTAAATGAAAAAGGATATTGTAATGCTAAAATTCAAGTGGTTGACCATAAGGAGCAAATTAATGAGTATAATGAACCAGAAGAAGAAGTATCAGGGTGGAATGTTCCTGTACCAGAAGCAAACGGTGATGGAAGTAAAGCAGAACCAAATCCAATTACAAATTCGGCAGATGTGAATGTTCCAAATGTAGATTTACCATTCTAAAATGAAAATCCATTGTACAGCACAATTCGAAGGTCAGCTTTTCAACTATCACGATGCATTCGATGCTGGGGTAGTTGAAGCTGACTTTCAGAACGAACAAATTAGAACAAATATCACAAACTTAGCAATCCAAAAAATTAAGTATAAATGTGATAACTACTTTAATATAGATTTCAATAAAATGATTAGCTTTGAAGTCTATTATTATAATCAAGAAAAAGAAATACAAATTTTTAAAAAAGTAAAACAATGAGCGAAAAAGAAATTAAAATTAAAGCAATAAAAGATTTTTGCAGATTCATCGAAAATTTTGATGGCGAACTAATCATCAAAGGAAATGAAGCGTTTCACAATGGAAATTTAGTTTATAGGTTAAATTTTTAAAAAGTATAAATCACAAAAATTTAAACTTAATATTCACTTTATAGAAACCACTGCACTCCAGCTTGATTTTATGCGCATATTATGCAGTCGTTATTTCTTAATTTTCTCAATCATAAAATATAAACAAAATGAAACAGTCAAATGATATTTTACATGATTTTCAAGTTTTAAACAATCCATTTTATCCAAGCGAAATGAGGTGGACTTATGAAAGTTTAATCAAATTAGTTGATTTTACAAAAAAAGAGTTTTCAAAAGAAAGCGTAATTGATATTTTAGAACTTCGGAATCAAAAAGAATTTAGCTTACAAAAGTTCGAGTATAATCAATTGTCAAATGCTATAATAGCTATAAAAAACCTCGTACCACCTGATTATTTTTTATAATGCTGCATAACAAGTTTATATGTTCACTAAAAATCAAACATCCGAACAAAAGCCAGGCTTTTTTTTTATAACCATATAATTTCTAATTTATATATAAATTTTGCAACGAAATATTCAATAATTGCACCTTTTGAGTTAATCCAGTTTTTTTGCATTGCTATATGAGTACACTTTTTTAAATAATATAAATCCGTAATCATATAACATAACCAACATTTTACGCCTAAAAACGGTTTAAGATTAAGCGGGTTAATTGTTTTATCTAATGTGCTAAAATTTATTTTTTTGATTAAATCAAATGAAGCTATGGTAAAGTTCCTTGTATATTCTGCTTCTTTTAGTCCTGTTATCTGTCCTGAAATGTAAATTTTCATATTTTGTTTTTTTTTAATGTTATCATATTAATTTATCTTGAATAACTATAATATATACTTTTTTTGTCCTTCCTATTGTGAGCCATACATGGCATTAGTCGACTTGAGTAACAACCCATGTGGAATACACAGTATTTGCACGGGAATTCAGAATCCGATTCTTTTTCAACAATCTTACCTGAATTTACACCTAATTCAATCTTCATAATTAGCTCATTTAGTCGAGCCATCTTTTCTTTTTCCATTTCTTTTTTTATTTTAATTTATATTCCGCAAAATAACACAATCTTTTTTAATCAGTAAACATCGCAAATTACAATAATATGTAAATAATGTAAAAAAACTGCCGAACTTCACAGCCCAGCAGTTTCACCTAAAATAAATAAAAAGAAAGAAAACATCTATGGTATTATTTTTAAAAGTTTCAACAGTCTATAAATGCCATATAATAATGCTGCACCAATCAATACCCAATCAATCCGTCCAACCCATGCAGTTACTTTTTTCTCTTTGATTTCGGTAATGGTTTTTGTAAGTACTTTTGTCTTTGTAACCGTGTCCGTTTTATTGATATACTTAAATTTGTAATCTATTTTCGTTGACCATTTAGTAATGAAAGTAGAATCACCTTTGACTTTAATTGTCATTGTATCTTTTTCATACTTATATATGCTGTCAGTCTTTATTGTTTCGTGTACACGGTCGATGTACTGAATTTCTTTGATAGGATTGCACCCGAATAATAAAAGTGTCGCAAATGCGATTAAAATGACTTGTTTTGTTTTCATAATCTTTGTAGTATTTGTTTTGCTTTGAGTGGTTTCTTATAATTGCAAGCATAATAAGGATTATTATTCTTCTTATCAACATATTCATTAATACATTGTATCAATATCTCTATACTATTTTCTACTGTCATTTCATTTCCTCCATTAATTTAATAGCTATATTAATAGCTTCAGTTATCCGTTTTGGTTGCGGTTGCTTAATATCTGCACCCATCCGCCAATGCTGATAGTATTTTAGCTCTTTAATTGCTTCTTGTAGTGTCATACTTCCATTGCAAATGCTGAGTTTCTATTACCTACTTTTTTTGCTGCCAAATGAACCCATTTTGCACCAGTTTTTGTGTTGTGTTCGATTATTAATTGGTCGAAACTTATAACCCGAAGGTCTTTTATAGTTTTCAATACCATATTATAACTTTCCATAGCCGTGTGTCCTTCAATGGTAAAGTCAATAGCCATCCCTGACAAGTGTGCAGAATTAGGATGTCCTCCTACTGCTTTATTTAATGCAGGACAACGATACCAACTTGTAAGATTAAACGGTAATCCTATCTTGTCTCGGATAGGCTGAACAACTTGTTGAGCAAACCACTCTGCATCTTTCAGAATTGCTTCTGGCATTGAGTTGTCAATACCATGCGAATTTGCATAATTGCTGTGCGTGGCTTCTTCTAATGTGAAATTTTTACTTAGGTTCATTTCCATTGCTTGTTAAGTTTTTTTCTTTTTGAATTTGAGCTACTGTATATCCTGCGAGGACAAATTCAGTACCTGCCCATAACAATAAGTCCGATGTTGTCATCGTATGCACATTTTCGATTAAAAACCAAATCATGCCACTCTGCCCAACAGCAAAAGCGATAAAAGATTCCACTCTTTTTTTTGAAAAAAATGATTTTTCGTCTGAAAACATTTTGATAATCTCGGCTACAAGCCAATAAAATTTGGTTGTTTTGAACCATGCATTTAGTTTTTTCATTTTCCTTTTTTTTGAAGTTCTTTAATTTGTATTTCATGTTCCGCAAGTAGCAATCCGTGAGCTTCAATTTTTGCCGAATGAGCATTCAGTCGGCTATCAACTGTAAAGGTCCTATTTTTACATGTTGCGTTCATGTTCTTATTGTCTTCCTGTAATGCTGACATGGTAATTCTTAGCTGTGTTACCGCATCAATTAATTCTTTACCCACACCAATCAACTTATTTATAGCCCATCCCAAAATAGCTGATATAATCGTTATCCCTGCAATAATTAGCTCTATCGGTATTGTCATAATCCCCAAATTAATATATTAAAATTTTCCAAAAATAATTCCCTAATAAAAAGCCACCCATTCCTGCTGCAATGTCCGACAAATCAAATCCTGTTGGATTCTTTTTATAGCAATCGTAAATTTCTTTCATTACCATGATAGAAAAGGCTATTTCAATTGGCAAAAATAATAAAAAAAATCCAACCACAAAATGACTTATCTTATCGAATCGTTTTATTAATTCTATTATCTTCATTGCTTTAGTTCTTGCTATATTCTGAATTACTACCTATACTGTCTTTTTCGATATGGATGTCAAAATATTTAATACTTACAGAAGCATTGACAGGGTCTGTACCTGCAAAAAGTCCGCTTGTGTTTGCATTATCGCGTATAACTCTAAATTCAACTCCATCACTCAAATTAGCCCCTGATGGTGGTGTTATTCCTGCTACTGTGTGAGCTATCTGATTTAAACTTCCACTACTATAAGTAAATGCTGCTGTATTACATATTAAATTAGTCCAATCTGTTTTTGTTGCTCCGCCATCAATTTGCCAACGATATTGAAGTAAAAAATTAGGGACTGCATTCGTTGTTTGAACAAAATGTATATGTGGAAAAATTATAGAGTTTAATTTCCAAGCATGGCTCAATTGAATTGATTGCACCACATAATCGGATAAGTTAGAAGCAGAAGTGAAATCAACTGAACATTCAGGGATATTAAGCGAAACTCCCGGTCCCGTTTGTTGCAATGTCAAAGCCCCAGCAGATAAATCGTCAAATTGCGTTGCTGTTCCGATTAGTCTAATACCATTAGCATCATTCTGAACATAGTCGGTTACAGTTCCACCTTTTGCTGTGGTTGCTAAACTTGAGCCGTTTACTTGTAGATTGTCTGTTGGTGTTTTCGTACCGATGCCGACGTTTCCACTTATTATCATTGACCCTGAACCCGGATCTGTACCTGCATATGTTGAGCCAATAGAAACTCCTCCATTTGCTCCAATACGAAAACGAGTAGTTCCTCCAACACCATTTGTATTACCCGTAAATGCGCTTTTAGAATTACTTGAAATATCAAAGAATCCAGCACTATCATATTCAAAGGATGACCCAGATGTTCCTGCCAATAAAGACGCAGCCTTACCATTCGTACCAGTATTAATTACAGATATAGTGGGAGTTAAAGCAAAAGCTCCTGTTGAGAATCTAAAATCTGATACACCAGAAAATGCGTTTAGTAGAGATGCTGGGGTCGTTGTCCCAATACCTATGTTTCCATTATTTAAAATAGTTAAAGCATTAGTTGACCCATTATTTCCAACAAGAGCTTTGATAGCAGGACTTGTTAGAGTTCCATTACCTGATGTTCCTTGTAGATTAAGAATATCAGTTGTTCCAGTACCACCAACAGCTTTTTGACCACCTGAAACTCCTGATGTTTGCAAGAAAGTGGTTACAGGTAATCCATTTTTAAGAGTTTTAGAATTATTACCGTCCCATTGAGCAAGATAAGAATCTGATGTATTTTGATTAATTGAAACATAATTACCTACTGCTTGATATATGGGATCAAATTTACTTTTCAAATATGTGTAAATTCTTAAACCGCTGAACCATTTCAAAAAATAATTATCCGAAGCTGCAATTTTAGTAGTATCTGAAATAGATGTTAATTCAGTTATTTCAATTAAACTTCCTATTGTAGCTTGTGTTTCATTTCTGAAATTGGTATCAGTTTCATTTTTGGTGTAGTAATTTGTTAAATCAACTTTTTGCGTTTCTAAAACAGATAAACGATAATACCCGATTTGAACTCCTGACAAAATATCAGATACAAATTGAGCATCTGAAACGTAAGTATATGGTACGTTTGTAGCCTCAACTGTTTTTATCCATAAGTCAGGAACGTTTAATTCTTCGATGTAAAGATTTTGACCTACATTTAATCCACCAACTGACATTTTAGAAATAACATCCTGATAGTCAGTAAATGATAGCGCCTTATTTGCTCCATTTGCAACTGAATTTACTTCGTTTATAGCTCCAACAATAGTTTTTGAATCTGTTTCAAGTGATGCATCTTTTTTTGATTGTAATCCTGATAAATCTTGGTCGCCTGTATTGGTACCAGTTGCCGTTCCTCCTCCTGTTGCGTAATTCCCTGCTGGTTGCAATCCTAAATCAGCAATTGTTTTATTCCCTGATAATTCGACTGAATTGATTTTTGGCTTATTATTTAGAACATTATAGTCAATAGTTCCACCGGGCTGTACAACCGTGAATGTAGTAATTATTTCGCCAACAGATTGAATCTTAACTCCATCAATTACCTGTATGAATGTAGTAGTTATTGTGCTCATCGTATTTCGGTTTCAAAAATTGAGAATGCTGCTTCTTTTGCTACACTTGTGAAATTATCCCCAAACAAAATTTCTTGAATATAAATACCTGATGGCATCGTGGCTGTTATTGTGTTTGGGATTTCTCCGTAATATGTATTTGGTGCCGTTTTTGTCATTTCTGCTTTAGAAATCTCAAAACGTTCTACCGTATTTTTCCGATAGAATAAAGTTTTGAAATTGTGAGCGTCCAAATCCAATTGAGCATCACCTGTGTGTGTGAATCCTATTGTTGACCCTTGTCCAAATTCTATCATAATGAATCTATTTTAAATTGTTTTCGTTCTGTTGTTGGGAAATAAGGCAAATTTAATGTGTTAAGATACATAAGGCATTCATCCCAGTAAGTTCCTGCTATCTCTTTGTACATTGCTTCCTGATTTGCTAACTCTGAACTTGATAACCTCTGGAATCCATCACCAGTGTGAGCAACAAAACCGCTGAAAGTATCAGTAATATATGACTGCCGTACATATTTAGCATAAAGCAAATAAGCACATACATATTTCAACCCAGAAAAAGAATAAGTAACACCGTTAATGTTATACGTTCCCCCGGTTAGAAGTATTGTGTAGTTTGATGTATTTCGTTTCAACTCCTGAAAAAATTCAGTACCAATATATTTTTGCAAGTCGTTTATTTCAACTTCATTTTGTAATTGTTCAAATTTTCCAAGTGAATTTTGGTCTATTGCCTTAATTCGTTGCTGCTCCTGTATTGTCCAAAGGTGTGCCATAACTTAATTCTTTAATTGTGTAATCTGCATTTTTTAAAATCGGGTCAGATGAATTTTTAAGGATGTTTTTCAACCAATTAGAAATAGTTTTTCGGATATTTCGAGTTTCGGCATTATATATCTCAAAAGCTGCTTCCATTGCTGCCCCAGAGTTCCCGAATAATGCACCGTCTTGTTGCTCGATAAGAATTGATGGTATATTCCACATTGATTTCCTGATGTTATTTGCAACAGATTTTTCATAACTCTCGAAAATCTTATCATTGATGTTTTGTTCAAATTTTTCAATTTGTATGTTACTATCTGCAACAAATTTACCATCATCATCAAATGTAGCAGGAATCAAAAGCAAACTTTTATTATGGTCTCCTCCTTGAAACTCTTGCAAAGTCTGCTTAAATTGCTCTTGAGATTGAATATCATCGAATTTAGTATGAAATACCATGTATTTTGCGAAAAATCCACCTCTCAACTCACCATTTTTGAACCCTTTTATTTGTGCTTCTGTGTCAGCATCCTCCAAAACAGGATCAATCTGTGCCAAAGGATAGACAAATTCATCGTCTAACAACAATAATGCTATTTGACCCATGTAATTTTGGCTAAATTGTGCCTGAATAACATCTTTATTTGGGTTAAATACTGGTATTTTTATTGCATTTTGTGGTTTAAATTCTTCCCCTTGTCGTTTTTCCCAGTTAGAATAGACATGAATTAATCCTGAATAATCGTTTGAATCCTTTTTTCCGATGCGACAATTGCGATAAGGGACATGTTTTAATGCCGAAACATCAAAATTTCCATTGTATTGAACGTTGATTGCAGCGGCTTTTTGACGTGAAACGCTGTGAGATATTTTTGAAAGTAAATCGTACAACGTAACATCACCCTGTAAATCAGAATAAATAACATATTCATTCAATAACTGACTTTCAAAACCTTCTCCAATAAGGAAAGCCTTTGCCTTATCACACGCAGCCTTCGCAGTAACGGAATTATTAATAATTCTCTCTACACGTTGAGGATAGGCATTATCAACTCCATTGTTATATATTCCTTTTTGTCTGTCAAGCGTGATAATTTCACGTTGTTGCAAATCAACTATTGTAGCTTTCATATTTTAGTATTAAAAAACCCCGATACAATTAGTATCGTATCAGGGTTTGTGATTTTAGAGAAAGAATTGATTAAAGTAGTCCGTTCAATGTTGCTTCCGGAATGGTACAATAGTATTTTGAATAGTTTTCTTCCATTCCTTCACGCGTTGCAAATTCTACGGAGGTTAATCCGTTGTTATCATTTGCCATTTGTCCTTGAGTAGTTTTCCAAAGTCCAAAGTCCAAACCATAAGCCAATAAAGTACCATCGTTTGTTTTTACAATTACGAAAATATCATCTGCATTGTCAATGTTAGCCTGTGCGGCTGCCTTTGCTACCGGGTCATTGCTATTTGCTTCAGTTACAGACAAAGTGTATTTGTGTTTGTAGGCTGTACAAAGATTTTCAAATACTTTTGCTTCGTGTCCTGCATTGTTGAAGTCTTTGCATCCAGATGCGGTGTATAGTTTTTTACCGCTTAATGCTGAAATACCTGAAAGCACGTTTGTAACTTTTGTAAAAGTGAAATCTGTTCTATTTCCGAACCAAGTTTTCTGCAACCCTTTAACTGAACGGGATGCGTTTGTTATTGATGCTGTTAAATTTGCCATGATATTAATTATTATTTGTTTCGTTAGTTACTGTTTGTTCTGTCTGTGTTGGCTCTTCAGTTGTTGTTTCAACAGGTGTTGAATCTTCAACAGGTGTTGTTGGTTCTATTGGTGTTTGTTCTACTGTTGTAGTTTCATCAACAGATGCTGTGTCTTCCTGTACATCCCCCTGAATTGCTTTTATAACCTGTTCAGGTAAATTCTTTTGTTTAGCTGCGGTATTATAATCGCTATGCAAATACTTTTTCCCTCCAAAATATGTTATTGCGTCCATGTTATTAAGGATTTAATGTTATTGTCCAATTTGGTAAATTATATCGAATGAAATCACTCAACCAATTACCATTATCAGTAGGGTCGTTGCTCATATATTGTGATACTGCTACTATACCTGCATTAGTTCCACCGCTGAATTTAGCTATACCTGCAACAGCAGGATTATTTTGTGCAGCTGCAAATAAGAAATCTCCAATTGAATTTGCTGTTAATGAACAATCGTTAGCATATATAACAGTTGCCATTGGTGCATAAATATTTTTTATAGAATCACTTCCATGACAATCGAAATAATGTGCGTTTTGTGCAAATAAAGATATTCCTGTTAAACTGTCGCAATTATCTGCAACAAATGAACTCATAAAATAACTTTTTAACTCTCCTATAAATCCACTACCTGTAATGTCTAAAAAAGAAGTATTTTTCGGAGTAATAATTTTGGCATTTCCTGCTATTCCTGTCCATGTAGTATTAATTACACCTGATGTTGAAGTTATAACAGATTTATCAGGTGCAACTACATAACCGGTTTTATCTGAATCAACCGTTAATTTAATTACACCACCTTTTGCAATTTGTAATCCTGAAATAACCTCATAAGTATATGTTGTAATAATTCCTGTAATGTCAGCAACAAGATAATAATCACCTGATGTTTCTTCCATGCCTTCGCGACTCGTAAATTCTACTGCTGTTGTAGAAAGGTTGTCGTTAGCCATCGATGCCTGTGTAGTTTTCCAAAGACCGTATTTTGCACCGAGAACATATTTTGTTCCATCGTTAGCTTCAACGAACAAAACAATATCATCCATACCATCCAACACTTCGCCACCATCATTAATTACAGCTGTGAATTTGTGTTTGAATCCGTTGAAATTATCTTCAGAAACTACCTGTTCACCTCCTGCATTCATAAAGAATTTAACGCCAGAAATAACCCCTAAAATTGGAGCTGTTACTACCGTTACTTTATTCCCGTCAAAAGTAAGTTTGACATCTTCACGAAATGCCCAATATGCTAAAGGTTTTAATCCTTTAATTGAGCGTGGTGCGTTTATAATACTTTGAACTAAATTGCTCATTTTTTTTTAATTTTGTTAGTGGCGTGAAAACCAATCCACGCCACCTGTTTTTTAGTATGCTACTGTGATAAGTTGTTCCCGGAGAATAAGTACAGCCATATTGAATAGATATGCCATTATATTTTGACGATTTGGCATATCATAGAATGATTCGATATTACTTAAATCGCTTTCGGATGTTGTGTACCATCCTAAGTTCGATGTACAAGTGAAGAATCCACGATGAGGAGCATTATATTTTGTTCCGTTTTGGAAATATGCTTTCAATACTGAGCCGGTTAATTCATCTTTGATAACTGGATAACCTTTGTATTTCAAAACTTTCACGCCATTGACCAAATCAGAAGTCAATCCACCACCTAAAACAGGTTGGGTTGCTAAATAATCTTCATAATTGAAGTACAATTCAGGTGTTAAACAGAAATAAGCATCTGATTTACCTTTCAGTACAGCATTGCTATTATTGTACATTCCTTTCAAAGCATCAACCCCTGCAGTTGGTCCAAGTGCTAACTGTGCCGAGAACGATGCTAATGCATTTTCAGCAATGGTAGTTTTCTTGATAGTATTTGCAGTTACACCATTTGATATTTGTTTCCAAACTCCATCAAGTGCATTAAATAATGTTTTGTCAGTTCCGTTCACCAATGCACCACCATTTGCGACTGTGTCTGCTGCTGTGTCGCCTAACATTGTCATTCTCCAGCGTGCTTCATCAATTGCCTGATTCAAGATACCTGTAATGTATAATGCAACATCGGAATTCATATTCAATTCTTTGAAATCTTGTGCAGTTTTGCGAATCATCATTTTCCAATTCTGGTTAACATCAGCTTGAGTATGATACAATGTATCACCAATTCCAACAACTTTTACTTCTTTTTCTGTGAAAGAGCCTTTTAGATTTCCAGACGTTGGACGTGCTCCGCCTGCATCAAGTTTACCAGTTAAGCCAAGTTCGTTAGCAATAGCAATTTTTTGAGCGTAAGTAAAACCACTGAAAGTAGTGAACATACTTGCGAACTTTGGGTTTTCAAGCATCAACCGAGCCTGAATTTCGGAAATAGTCCTTGCTTCTTCTGGGTTAATGGTAAGGTTTGTTAAGTCTAATACGTTTGCCATGATATTTATTTTTTATAGTTAATTTTTATACAAATCTGTTTGTTACGGTTTTTTGACCTGCTTCGATTGGGTCCGTTGTAACCATCTGACTTTTGAAAGATGCTAATTGAGCTTTAATACTTTCAATTTCTTCAACCTTTGCAGATGCTTCTGTAAGTTGTTTTTTCAATGCTTCATTTTCTGCCTTTAGGGCTTCGAGTTCTGCATTTGGTGCTGGTTCTGCTGCTGGGTCTGCTTCTACTGGGATAATTTCAGAAAGCACACCGCCTTTAATTACATATATTTCTCCTGTTGCCATAACAACTTTTCCATCTGGTGCAGTTGTTTTGTCACCTACCTTAACTATTCCGCCTTCGGGAACGTCAGGGAATTCAATTTGATTTCCATTAGCATCAGTTACCATAATAGCCTTGACTGTAGGCTTGAAAATTGTCAAAAGTTTGTCCAAAAAAGTTTGATTTTTCTGGTCGATAATTTTTTCTAATTCTTTTGTGTCCATATCATTTGTTTTTAAGTTTAAGTATGCGATTGCCTGAATTTTCAGGATATTTGCGAAATTGATTGAAGTTAGTTGTGATTCGGTTAATGGTTCATTAATTTGCATTAATGCTGCGATAACATCAGGGTCTGCACCGGTTTGTTTTGCAATGAAACTTTGAATACTCTTTTGTTCAGATAACAATAAGTCTGACATTGCCTGTAAATCTTCGGCTGTGGCACCATCTCCAAGATATGTTACGAAAGGATTATGAATAAGTGCTACACCTTTTGACATGTCAAAGAATCTTTTTTCAAATGGGAGTGCCAAGAAGATTGAAGCTGCTATACTTGCAACGTTTCCGGTATTAATAACCCTCGAAAATTGGTCTGCATGAGAACGAATAAAATCAGCTATTTGATTACCTTCTGTAACAGACCCACCAACAGAATCAATAAAGAGCGTAATTGCTTCGCCTTTTGCGTTAGAATAGTCGGTAATAAACTGACTATAAGTATATTCAGCTCCTATTTCGCCTTTAATTTCTATTTGTGCCATTATTTTATTATAAATTTCACACAAAAAAACATAAAAATAGAACAGAATAAAAATAAAATACATATATTTGCAGCACGTAATGCAACAAAATAATAAAATATGGTCTACGAACTTAAAGAATATGCCGAAAAAATAGCTTTTTGCTCTCTTCGGACGTTGGAAACAAGGATAAAAAAACAACAATTGCCTTCAAATCACATTGTTTACAAAGGAAAACATGGGCAAAGAACAGTTATTGAGATTATTCACGGTTCTGAACATTGTCGAGCTTGTAGCAATGTTCACCATGCTGCACTTGAATTTCAAGAAAGAAAGACTGATTCAAACGAACGGGAACTGGCTGCAGAACTGTGTGTTAAATTTGATATTAGCGCAATTAAATTCTTTAAAATGATGGGAGTGAAATGAAAAGATGTACAAAGTGTGGTATTGAGAAACCGATGGATGAGTTTTATAAATATAAAACGAGGAAAGTAGTATATCGAACTGTATGTAAATCTTGCATAAAAGAACAAAACAAAAAATGTAGATTAGACAATCTTGAAAGAAATAAAGCATCTGTAAGAAAATGGCATTTAGAAAATCCTGAAAGAGTAAAAGCATTACATAAAAAATGGTATTTTGAAAATCATGAAAAAGTAAAAGAATTAACTGAAAAATGGCGTTTAGAGAATCCAGAAAAATATGCTTTATCCAATATAAAATCAAGACTTAAGAAACAAATAGGCGAAACTCCACCGCCAGAATTAGTGGAGGTTAAATTATTAATTAATAAAACAAAAAGATTATGCAAAACATTAAAGAATTGAGAGAAACTTTAATCTCAAATTACGAAGACTTGAAAGCTGGAAAAATTGAACGTGCCCTCGTTGGCGAACTGAACAACACTGCGGGTAAAATTATTGCCACGGTTACAACTGAATTGAAGTACCAAAACCAACATGGGTTAAAAAGAAAAATTGATTTTTTGGAATATGAAGAATAATAGTAGCTTGATAGGCTTTTTTAAAACTCAATAAAAAATTATATGAAAGCGAAATTATTTATTAGACTAAAATCAGTTTCCGCAGATTTAGTATTTAGCAAGTTTTTAGAAAAAAGATTACAACATGCACTAAACAAATACGGATTGCCTAATAGCGTTTATTTGTTAGCGTTTGAATGTGAATCTGACAAAGAAAATTTTAATGCAAATAGTACGGAAATACTTATAACAGAGTCGCTACCTGTAATGCGTAGCTTCATTGAATTATATTTTGATAACTACATTGACGGTTCTGATATTAATGTGTATTTTCAAGAGTACGATACATACGAGTATGCTTACAATGTTGCTCTAAAAATGAGAGAACAAAATAAAAAATGCTACGATGAAGATAAGTTATAGAAATAATCCTGCATTGAAATATCTTGAAAATGGAATACCAAGATATTTTCCAATATATAAATCAGACGAAGAGTTTTTTTCACATAATTTAAAATCATTGAAAGTAACTTTTAATGCAATATACCCATACGTTAAAAACGAAATAAATCAAGTCACTGATTGTTTTGAAAAAGCTACAATGAAATCAATACAGCAACTAAACAAATTACTAATTGATATAAGTGACAATGAGGAATTATTAATCAATTCAACTTTTATTTTTAAAGAATACACTTGTTTTTTATATTATAAAACAACAGCAACAAGTGAAGCTATTTTTAGTAGATTATTTGTATTTAACAAACACGGTATGCCTATATGTTATCACCATTCACAACCAGATATATCTGAAAAAAATACTTCCGATTTATTTACATGGTTTTCAAATTCAATTATTCCAAAGATAGATGAAGAATTAATAAACAATTCATTAAATCAAATTCTTGCAAGGTGTATTTTTACACACTTATTCAAAAAATATGCTAAAGTTGAAACAAAAATAATTCCTGCAAATACCCATACAAAAGGTATTAATTGTAAATATATAAATGATACTAAAAGTAATATTACTATATTAGATTCAAAATGGTTTACTGATTTGGTAAATTCAAATAGTTTCAGCGTTCGTGGACATTTCAGATTACAGCCTAAAAAGAAAGATGGAGAATGGACTAAGGAATTGATTTGGATTAATGATTTTATTAAAAATGGGTATCATAGACAAGCTAAAATTAATACAGTTGTTTAATGAAATGTTAAACAACAAAAAAAGCAAAACCCGCTATCTTCACAGACTGCGGGTTTTTTGTCGAAAAATGGAAAAATAATTATAGCGAGTTTGTTTGTTTAACTTGAACTTTATTAGAAATTGAGGATGTTACATCATCAATTACTAAAACTTGTTGAACAGGATTAGCTTTTAATGCTGTATTCATTGCCGTTGTTGTTGCTGTTTGTTGTGTCTCTCCGCTTGTTCGAGCAACAAGAGAACCTGTTACGGATGAAGGAACTGATGGTACTGAACCTCCTACGATTCCACCTCCACCGCCACCTCCTGGTATTGGCGTTGCCAAAATAGTGGCTAATTCAAGAGCACCAGTCAATCCCGCAAAAATTGCTCCTGGTACTCCTGCTACTGGTCCCAATTCTTGAAAAGATTTCATTATCGCACCCGCGGTTGAAATTACTACACCAATAGCGCTTAACTCCTTATTTCTGACTGCTGCTTCGTGTTCCAATTTAGCTTTTTTATCAGCAAGTTCTTTGTCTCCTTGTGCTACAAGTTTGTCGTATCTGTCTTTTGATATTAAACCACTTGCAAGTTGTTTGTCCAAATTTGCTTTTTGAGCATCTCTATTTTCAGTATCTTTTTGTAATTCACCATCCGAAAGAGCTTTTAAAAAGTCATTCATTTTCCCAGCGACATCCATTGCAGCATTAGCGAAATCCATGAATGCTTGCTGTTTTTTCTGTTGAGCATCTTGCCATGCTTTTACGTCCCTGTTATGTGCTTCTTCATTTATTGCTTCAATCATTTCAGCATTCCCTTTTGCTGCGTTTATTTTGGCAACCCTTTCGTTTTCGATTTGGTCGTATGTTAATTGAAGTTCTTTGTCAATACTAATCCCTTTCACTGACAATTCATTATCAATATGCAATTTTTCAGCCTCTAAAGACATTTGCATATTTTGAGCTTCTGTAAGTGCTTTGTCGGTTGCGTATTTTTGGTCTAATAATTTTTGAGCCTTTAAATATTCTTCTTCAGATATTAAATCATTTTCATGCTTTAAATCTAACTGTTTTTGCTCATTATCATAATTTTCATCTAAGTCTGAAAGCTCTTCGGCAAATGTTGCTTGTCTTCCTGCTCTAATTTCCTTGTTTTTTAAATTATTTAATTCTATTTCAGCCTGCATATTTGAGATTTCAAGGTCAACTTTTTCCTTTATAACTTTCATCTCTTCCTGATTGGAAACAATAACAGCTTTTTTTCTGTCATTAATTAAAGTTAGAAAAAGAGCTTGTGCCTGTGTAGACAATCCGAGTTCTGTAAGCCTTGCCTGTAATACCTTCCCATCCGAAATCTGCATTAATTCGTTGAAGTCAATTATCTTTTTAGTTCCTTTTGTTGTTGAGTCTACATACTCTTGGAAAGATTGCTTTTGTTGTTCATAATTCAAATCATCGGCTTGTTTTATTTTCTCAATAATTGATAATTTTTCGTCTAAACTTAACTTTTCGTTTTTTAACTTATCATCAAGTATTAATTTAGATTGTTCTGCTGCATTTTTTTCTGCTGTTATTTGGTCGGTTAATAACTGTAAAAATAACTTATCTTTTTTTGCTTGAGCAGTAGTAATTGTTACATTATATTCACCCCGTATTTTAATCAATTCAGCCAATGCGTCAGCGTAAGTCTTTCTTGTTGCCATCATCGCATCCCCTGTTTGTTTTTGTTCTAAATCAAGCGATGCCTTTGCAATTGCAGCTTTTCGCGTTGCCAAATCAAGTTTTATCTTTAATTGCTCATCTTCATTTTTTATCAATCCATTTATCGCATCTTCTCGCTCTTTTGCAGATAGGCTTTGACCGGCTTTCCCTAATATCACCTTATATTCTGCTGCTTTTGCTTCGAGAGCCGCCAATGTAGTTACTGATTGTGTTTCTGCAATTTCGAGAGCTCTTTGCATATCTTTTATTTTTGCTTCCGATTTTGATACGTCTGTAATTGCATCCCCAAGTTGTTTAGCTTTTTCCGTTGTCTTTCCAATAACATCTTCAACCCCAGTTCCAAGTTGAAGCATTCCATTTGCCAAATCTTTCATTCCTTTTGAAAATTCACCATGTAGCAATTCACCTATTGCATGAAATACCTCGCCAAAAGATTTAAACCTATTTAATAGGTTTTCCTCAATAGCTTTACCGATTTTTGTCATTAAATCAGGGAAACTTTTTATTCCTGAAGCAAAATCAATAACTCCCTGTACCGTTTTCGCAATGAAACCAGCAAGTTCTTTGAAAATAGCGCCCATTACAGCCAATGATTTACTCAGGAATTTACTCCCCTCGTTCGTTTGAGTGAAATATGCTACAAGCGAACCCAATAAAACAACTATTGCTCCAATTCCAGTAGATGCCAACGCAACCTTGAATAATTTCATTGCTCCGCTACTTGCTTCTGTCGCTACTGTTGCGGCTTCAGTTGCTGCTGCTCTTGCTGCTTCGGCTTCTGTAGCCATTTCGTCAGTTGCTGTTCCTGCTTCGGTTGCTGCGGCTAATTCGGCTTCCTTTGCTGCGGCTACTTCTGCGGCTTCTGCTGCTGCTGCTTCAGCTTCTTTCTTTACAATTAATGCTTCTTTATATTGCATGGTAGCATCCTTCACACTTTCAAATTTAGTACGCAAAGTAACCAATACTGCTTCTCCCTTGCTCGCCATTTCCCCAAAGATACCGGGCAACCCTTGCAATGCAATTCCATAATCACCAACACTTCGTTGGTTTTGTCCAATTGACTTATCAATTTCTTTTAATTGGTCTGATAATGCTTTGGCTTCTTTTTGAGCTTCAATTGTCCTTACATTATTAACCCCATAAGCTGCAGCCATATCCTTAGCCTTAATCGCTGCTTCCGAATACCTTTGATTTAACAAAGCATAAGCACCAGTAGTTTCACCTGTATCTTTTTTTAATGCAGTTAAAACATTTTGATTTGCAGATAGTTGTTTATTGAGTTGTTTAAGGTTAGATTCTGCGTTGATGTATTCCGATGTCATCTTCGCTTCAACCAATTCAGCTCCTTCTTTCCCTTTAGTAAGCTCGTCAATAGCTTGCTTTTGGGCATTAATGGCAGTTTTTAAATCTTGTTGTCGTTTTAATGCTTCAGCGGAATCTATTTTTACGGTGATTAGTACTTCCTGCGTTTCAGTAGCCATTGTATTTTGTATATAAAGTTAATAAATTTCTTTGTCTTTGAAAGTGATTTCATTTTTTCTCTACCTGCAATAAGCATTTCCTGCTTTGCTTTGTTATATTCTTTGCTTTCAAGTCCGAATTCGGCGGCAACGTTCCTGCAATTCTCTATTGATTCCTCGTACGTCATATTTTTATCAGTTTTAGAACGGAATTCCCAGTTGTTAAATTGTATTTCATATCGTCAACCCAATATCTTCCACCTAATTTTACAGATTTAATCACTCTATCATTCATTATCGTATCGGCTGTCAACGGGTCAATGTAACCTGTTGCCGAAAGTATTACAGGATTGGCAAATATTGGATTCAAAATAGTAGAATAGTATCCTGACATTGTCAATATGGCAGCGTTGTAAGAGTAAATATTATATGTTGTACCATTAAAAATAAACGGGTATGAACCACCAACCGCCTTGTATATTTGCAAATCCTGAACGCTCGATGTATCATATAATTTTGGACTTGTACCATATGCTAATGGAACTGATATTCCCAACTTTAATACGTCCTTATTCCCAACTCCATCAGCAATGAAAGTATCTGACCCGAATAATGGGCTAACAGAACTATCCTTCAATTCATATACAATGTTATTTTGATTTAAATACCCTGAATATATCGTTTTTTTGAATGATAATGTTTCGATATTTATACCTGATGGAAATGTTACCTTGTTAATAGTAATTGTTCTACCATTAATTTTCACATCACACATAAAAAGTTGTGATATTGCCTTTAATAGTGTTGATACAGAAATCAAATTGGGAACTGTTGTTTTGTGCTGCGTTACATTTATTTGATAATACCCACCACTTATTTGCACATATGTATAAGTTCTACTTAAATATGGTAAAATCATAAAAAGAGCATTAAAGTCAGTATCATCAAATAAAGTTCCGTTGAAAGTTATATTGTATTTTGTTGAAAATAAGTTCAATAAATTAAATAATAATGACCCTGAATCTGAATATGTATAAGTAACAGGTCTGAATGATTCAAATTGTGTATCTGCATCATTTGAAGCATATACTTGCTGTAGTTCACTTATATTTGTTGCATAAGTTTCCCATGTTTTCCCATCGTCGAAAAGTGTGTCAATTGTAGTTGAAGATAATAAGTCGAGGACACCATTATCATAAACAACCTCACAATTATAATCACCAGTGAACTCCTTTACTTTTAATGTTGCCGATTTTTGAAATAGTCCTTTTGTTATTACAACATTAATAGATGGTCTATTGTTCCGTGTTGGATGGCTCGCAAACGCAAATATAGCTTCATTATTTGCCGTTCTCGGTAGCTTGAATGAATTAGTATAACTTACTGTTCTATCGGCTAAATTGAGCAAAGAAATCCCGCCCATATTTACCTCAATAGTTTCGTTCGGGTACAAGTCAAAACGCTGTCCTGATATTGTAGTTATACTAAGCATTTTCTTTTGTTTCTAATGTTATACTGAAATGTAAGTTCTGCCGATTAGCTGCGGTTGTATCGCTGATTGATTTAACACGATAAACTCTTCCGTCAAAGATGATCCGTTTGCTTCGTTGTATCTCTGTTAAATATCCGAAATGTATAGAATCGACTGCAACCGTATCAAATGATAATTCACTTGTTGTTTCGCTATCAAGGTCGTAACTGCTCATTACTGCATCAGCATTACGAGTGGCATAATAATCAACTTCATTTGAATTATTTGTATTTATTTTTTGTGATATTAGCCTGAAATTCCAAAAACTCCAACCTCCCTCTGAATTAATCCATGCTATTTCAGAACCAGTAATGTTACGATAAATTTTATCTGTTTTACCTGTTAAGATAGAAAAACTTCCATCTCCATCATACCAACTATATTTTCCGTTGTGATATTTTGGTATAGTATTTACAAAAGACATTCCACCTGAAACACCACGTTTCGGATAGCCAAAACAAAGATAATAATCAGATAATGTACTTGATGCTAATGTTTCACTACCAGTTGAGTCATAAACATTAATAATTGGTGTTACAGTTTTTGTTAATACGGTAACAGTTACAGAAGTCGGAGGATTACCAATTAATGAACGTAGCATATCACCCATATCAATAACCCAACTGTCTAATGTTATATTGATACAACGGAATGAGAAGCCACCGATTGATACTTCACAATAATATCCAGATGGTGCACCTGCAACATCGAACGAAATAGCATTCGGTGCGAAAGCCGATACAAGCGTTATTCCGTCATAATCTAATCCTTTTACATTATTAATTGTTACCGCCATTGTTCAAAGATTTGTTTAGTTATTTGTGAAGTTTCTGTCAAGTATAATCTACCAATTTCGTTTTTTAGATTGTCTATTGATTCGGGAGTGAAAGTGTCAGTTAATAGTCGTCCGTCGTTCCCAAATTTATTGGGAATAGACCACCCTTTTTTTGCTATATTGTAAGCAATTGCAAAACCTAACCCAAATGAGCCATCTCCAACTCCTTTTACAATTGCCCATTGTTGCATTACAGGTGCAAAACCAATAGCCCACCTTCGTAATGCTACCGGACTGTTTGCCGTATTTGGTCTTCTCCCGTAAATGGTACCACCGATATATTTGTTTCCTCGTATTTCGGTTGAATTGTCAGTAATGGTATGCTCTATACTTTCACCAAAATTTCCGCTTGCCTTTATATTCTTTTTCGCGTAGTTATCACGAAGCACCTTTTCACGGTCTAAAGTCCATTTGGTTAATATTTCATTTATTGTGCCCATGTGTTAATAATTATATCACAACTAACCCCATCCAAATTTGCTGCTAAGAAATCTCTAACCGGGACAACATCACCGTTTAAAGTCAATTGAACCAATCCTGTACACCATTCGTTACTATTAAGAAATTCCCACATCTTCTGTTTTAGTGGGAAAATTCGAGCCGTGTATTTTTGTTGGTACGTTTCGGAAATTGAACTAATCGTGTCAGCTTCAAACTTACGACAAAGGAATAAACCAACCTTATTATTTATCTCACCGTTAAATTGATTAGATTCCTGAACAGGTGTAAAACCATCGTCCCTGATGTAAAGTATTGGGCTTCCATCAGTAATGTCCATTTGATTTACTAAAATACTTAGCTCGTTTAAGTCCTTTGCCAGTATTGGCTGCATGCCATTTGCAACTGCAACTTCCTTGATTATTTGTATTACATCTATCATGTCGATTTCAAAATTAAATTATTGTATTCGTTACTCTTAACATCATAACTATATGCTGCAAAACAAGTTTCCCAACTAACATTGAGAACATCGTTGTAACTCATATTAAGTAATTCGGTTAGTCGAAGCGTTTGTGGAACTGCTCCAAACATGGAAAATCCTCCAACTTCATTCAATGCCTGTTCCTGCTTCGGAGTCAATTGCGTTGTCCATTGTTCGGATTCAATTTTTGAGATTTCATTTATTGAATTGCGAACCCCTAAAAAATTACTGAACACTACATGTGCCGGACTATATTCTTTTAAGTTTGCACCCTCTTTTTTCGCTATTTCAAGAATATCATTAAAAGTAATTTCACCACTCAACAAATCCTGAACTTCCTTTACTTTCCCCCACGTCCACTTTTGACAATTGACTTCGACATGGGTTAAACACATATAAACCTCCTGCATTTCATTCCGATAATCTTCTTGGAGTGAAAGGAACTGTAAATATGTAAGGTCGTATATTTCCATTTCTTAAAATGTTGCGGATGTGTTTACTCTGTTTACTTTTTGTAGAAGCCTATTTAATGCTACATATCTAACAGCATCTAATGCATGATTGAAATCATCAATAGGCTCATTTGTTGCTAAACCATTTTTATCTACTTTCCATTTGTATGACAATAGCTCTTTTTTTAAATTAGTTGACCGACTTGTTATGTTTATTTTATACCGCTTCAACACATCAATGCCTCCACGAATGGAGTCAGAACCTTTGTTAGCACCCTCAATTCTAAATCGCTTTGATTTTATTTCTGCAATACTTTTTGGTTCTGCACTATCAGCAATAATATCAACTCTAAATAAATCATTATCTATTAATGATTGAATTATGTCAGAATTAAGCATTCCAGTTTTATATTCAAGCTCATCAAGCCATATCTCCCCATTTGAAATCCTAAAATCAATTATAGTTGTAGGGTCGTTTGTAAATCCAAAATCCAACCCTATCCATCTATTTTTAAAGTCAACAGGCATTTCATCGACTACATTCCAATTATTATATATTAAACCCTCTATTTTCCCAGTTAATCCACGTGCATATACTTTGAATAATTCAGGGTCTTTTATAGATTCAATCCTATCATGTTCATCTTGACTTAAATACGGATTATTCCTGTGGTCTGAAATTATAGACTTTAAATCCTTACTATCAATTTCATGTGCCCAAAACCTAAATGTAGGATTATAATCAAGTATTATTTTTTTTCTTGTCCTTATTGAAAGCTGCCAATAGATTAAATAATTAATTCCGTTTGCTTCGTTAACAAAAAGGTAATCTCTTTTACCTGATTTTGCATCTTGCTCATCTGCAAATGAGCTAAACTCAATTATAGAACCGTTATTACAAGTAAATACTCTATCAGTTTCATTCGGCTTATTAAAATGTTGTTGATATATTTCACTTTCATAGTATATTCTTTTTGCATCTCTAAATGCTCCTTTCTTTAAGTTTGGAACATCCTGACCAACAACCGTTATAACTTGATTTGGTTGCTCTATTGCTAAACAAAAAAGAACATCCAATGCTGTATATGTTTTTCCACTTGAAGTTCCACCTTGTAGCCTTATAATACGCTCCTTTGCATAATATATTTCATAAAACAAAGGGGGTTTTTCAATCAATAACTTCTGATTCATTTTTTGCAAATGTTTGTTTTGCTCTTTCATCAATTACAAATACTGCTTGCTGTGTCAATGGCTTATCTCCACTTGTAATATCTACTTTATCTCCAAACATTTTAGGATAGAATTTTGAAGCCATCCATTTATAAGTATCAATTATTACACGTGCTGTTATTGCATCAATTTCACCATTCCTTAAATCATTCATTGTTTGATTGATTTCAAAGATAACCATTTCTGCTTTATCTTGAATACTACGCACGTATAGGTTAAATAATTCATCATGCTCCCTTTTCCACCTGCACCATGTTGGGAAAGTTGGATAACTATTTTTGCTATCCAACACATCTTTTATGTGTTTACCTAATGATACCTGCTCACAAATCTCATTACATAAGTCTATATTATATTCTGTTAATCGTGCCATTGTTAAACGGATTCTTTTCTAATGGTTTTAGTTCTGATGTTTTCATTCAGTTATTTCCTTTAGTTCAACAATGTTATCGTTGGTTGTAGTTATTTCCCAATTTCCATCTATCATGTAAATGTTATAATCTTTTTTTTGAGTTGAATAGCTTATTGTTGTTTGTCCGTTCTCTAACTTTGAGGAAATGTCAAAAGCTCCCTCGTTTAATGTTATAGTTTTCATGCAAAATACTTATTTTTTCTGCAAATATAGTATATTTTCATGGAAAATACAAGTAAAAACATTAAAATATATTAAATATTTGACTAATAAGTACGTTTTTAAAATAAACGTTGTACATTTGTACCATAAAAATAACACAAAAAATACAATTATGGAAACTAAATTTAAAAATGAACATTTGGTATTAATTATCAGGACACAATTAAATCTTGAAAGTTTAATTGATTGTGGTATATTGAGAAGAGAAAAAGTAGAAGAATGTATTAATTTACTTGATAAAAAATATGACGAAATTAGAAAACAATTATCTTAAAAATTACAGTTATGGAAAAACAAAAAAAAGTAAGCGGAGAATGGGCAGCAATCTTTAAGGCTGCAAAGGTCGAACATCGTTACACATACGCTCAAATTTCGGAAGGGACGGGGATTCCTGTACCAAGTATCGTTTCCTACTTTTTAGACCGTAGGAAACCAAAAATTGAGGCATTTAATAAAATTACTAACTTTTTAAAAATTGAATTATGAAAACAGATGAAAAAATTAATGAAAGCAAATTTTTATTTAGACCTAAGAAGACAGAGTTATTTGTTCAAGAACAACCAGCTATTTATTTTAACTCTCCGAGTGGAAAAACAGTAGGTAACTTACAAATTATTGATGAACAATTGGTTTTTTCTGGAGATGCAAGTGAATCAGCTCAAATTCTTTTCAAAGAGGTTTGTCGAATATTTAATAAAAAAAATGGTTTTTGTTATTGATATAAAATTACTAACTTTTTAAAAATTGAATTATGATTTATTTATTATTAGTAGCATTTTTTTATATTGCTTTATTTTTGGCATGGGCAATATTAAAAGCAGCAAGCAAAGCAGACGAAAGAGCCGAAAAAATTGAGAGAGAAGAGTATCAACGCCGTAACGATTTGGGAGGAAAAAAATGAAAGCAATAAAAAGAGATATAGAGTTTTTAGGAATTGAATTGGAAATTGAGTTTTATTATTATCCTGCAGAACATGCAGTTCCGGGATGTCCAAGTTATCCTGACGAATACGATATAATGGCTATTAGGCACAAAGGAGAGGATATATACGACCTTGTTTCAGAGATAAAGAATTTTGAGGAAAAAATAATTGATAAATTAAGTGAAAATGAAAATTAAAACAAAAAAAGAAGTTATAGAAGAAGTTGAAGTTGAATTTCCTCTATTTGTGAAAGATAAATATTATTATTATGCTTTATTAGAAGAAGATAAATTTATCAGAGTAGGTAATGATAGTTACGAAAAATCAATAAGCCACTTTGTACTTGGCTCAGAAGATTTTGCTAATAATACTCAAATCAGTAAAGATGAATTCATTCAGGCATATAATGAAGCTAAAGAGTATATCGAAAGTATTGATATTAATTATTTTTGTAGAAATGAAGATGGCGAATAAAATTAAAAGGTGTCTAATCAGGCACCTTTTTTAAGCAGAAATTGAGCTATCAAACATCACTCAATTTATAAAAAAAATTCTATAAAAAGTTATAATTGAATTTTATAAATGGTTAAAACGTTGAATATCATATATATATTTGTTAATTTATAAATTTATAAAAATAT